TTTGGTGTGGGTTTTACACTTCAGGAAGTTCAGGTTGAGCGCATCCATATATCCGGAGCTCTGTTTGTCGTCAGCGACAACCGGGACCATCCCAAACAGAACATTATCGAATCCAGCATTCACCAGGTTAGTATCTGAGTACCTGGCCTGGACTTGCAGAGTCCTCTCAAAACCGTCTTTCAAAGTGTCGGTTGTGATGTAGAGGTTCGGTTTCGCGCTCTTACTCTGGCCTACTTTGGCCGTTCTGCGGATTTCCTGCATCACCTTAAAGCTGATAGCTTCCCCGGTTTCATCCAGGTTGGCCTTCCAATCACTGAGGTCATCCTCTTTAATGTTGCCATATGCTGTCGCAGAGGTGTCGTCAAACAGATTGCCCAAACCAAGAAGGCTGTTTGTATCTGATGCCGATGCATACACATCTGTGCCCATTTGGTCACGTATGGTTTTGTGGATGTTCCCAAGTTTGGCATGAACAAGGTCAATCAGGGCCGCCTTGCCGTTATTCTGAATCTGCTCTTCCAGGTCTATGGTGTTTGCAGAATAGTACCCTGCCCAGCGGAATAACACCGCATTCAGGATGTCTTTTTTACTCTGGGGTATTTTGGTTACATTGCCGTATGATCCGACGTGGGACTTTGCAATTTCCAGGAAGGCTTTTATTTTCTTGCCGCCGTCAACGGTCTCCCCGGGTTGCACCAAGGTGTCCTGGAACTTCTTGCCGGACATCAGCATATACAGAAGTACATTATCTTCAAAGATAATATCCTCTGGCCGATTGCTTTCAATATAATTGTCAGTGATGACTTCTAGTTGGTCTTCAAGAGCCATTGTTTTAATCTCCTATCTTTCAGCCGAGGGCCTCCAGATCTGCCAGAGTCTTCTGTTTCAGTTCTGCTGCTGACAGTTTCTTATTCCCGCGACCTATATTTTTTGAACTTGTGCCTGGGTTCTGCAGGACCTTGTTCGTCCTCTCTGCCCCCTGGGCTATCCTTTCCGTTTCCTGCTGTTCTTTTGCTGCTGCTTGTGCCTGTTGTGCCTTAAGTGCAAAATATGCTGAAAAATCATCGTGCATGCCCGGGAGCGTCTTCTTTACTTCATTTAGCGCTCCTGTTTTCTGGAGCTCAATGAAATCCGGGTTGGTTTCCAAGAATTTTTCTTGCGTAGCCTGCTGTTGCTGTTGAGCTGACATTTCCTGGTATTTTGAGATAGCAGATTGCGTTGCCTTCTCTGCTGTAAGCTCACTCACTTTTGCCAGAGCTTCACCGATACTGAGGTCTCCTTCTTCTACAGAGTTCTGCAGTTCCTGTATCTGGCTTTGGTAATCAACCGTCTCTTCTTGCTCCTGTTCTTCATCCTCGTTGTCCGGTTGAGTCATTTTCTCTAACAGCTTGGAGTTCATTTCTTTCAAACTCCCCAGCTCGTTCCCCTGCTCGCCCATCTTTTTTTCCAGCTCTGTATAAGCGCTGGCCAGATCGTCTGCAGATTTGAATTTGCCGAGAATAGGTTGTTCTTCCTCCTGCACCTCTTCCTCTGCTTCAACTTCTGGGGGCATTGATCCTGCTGGCATCACGTCTTTATCACCTAAAGTCATTTTTCACACTCCTTTGGGGCCGTTCCCGGTTATCCCTGTTTCTCTTTTCTGCTACTGTCTGGGCAGGATCATCCTCTTTCTATAATCCCGTTTTCCTTCAAGTAGCGCTTGTATTCCGTCCGGTTTTGTATGGGCCGGGTTGCTGGGTCGTCCAGATCCTGCAACGCGCCTCTTACCTGATCATCCAGCCAAACCGGTTCATCCCGTTGAATGTTTGCTGTAAGTTGTTTTCTCCCTTCTCCTCCACAATCTGGGCAAGAGGGGATAACATCCCACTCCTGCAGAGGGAAATACAGTTCAAAGGGATTGCCACATTTCTCACATTTGTATTCATAAAGAGGCATAATTTTTTACTCCAAACGTCATCCCTGATAGTCCTCTGTACTTTTCCATTTTATCCTTTTCCCTTCGAATTTATGCAAATTGCTGAAAAAACTACGGCTGAAAACCTTGCCAAAAATGATGTTTTTGGCAAGGTTTTAGAGCCTGTTTTACCCAAAAATGAGTGGCAATTTATCCTTTATCCTTTTTCTTTTTCTTTTTCTTTTTTTTGGGGCCCATATGGTCAAATGCTTGATCTAACTGTCGATATACATTTTCTTTCCGTACAAGGTACGAACCTGCTGGCCTTGTTTTTGTTTTTTGCTTCAATGTTACATCCCTCCTTGTTGCGCCCGTGGTGTACCTGGTTTCGGGCCTTGCGATTGTCCCTGTTGTGGCCGGTTGCCTTCTTGAGGCTCCATCAGCACATTCTTTAGAGCCATGGCGTTTTCCTCCGGCATCCCTGCTTGTACAAGAATCTGCAGAGCCTGGTCAAGCTGAGTTTCTCCAACGCGCTCAATCACCTCTTTGTAATTGGGGAAATTCAAGGTTTCGAGCAGGGCTTGGCGATCAATAGCTCCATCACGATACAGGGCCATTGCCTGCTCCTGCTGTTGCATACTAGTACGAGCTACTGTTGACCCAGACTCAACCATGTAGTTGAATGTCCTACCTGACAGGGCAATGCCCTTAAATGGATATGTGTCTCCCCGGACCTCCAGGGTCTCCTCCTGAACAGAGAAATTCTGCAGTGCGGATATTGCCCACCGACCACGCTCACGGGCCATGCGCTCTATTGCCCTGATTTTGTGCTGGATAAGAACCGAGTTGCGCTCCTGCAAAGCAACAATAGCTGAAGCCGCCGTCTCCCCTGTGGGCAGGACACCCCGGTCTGCGTCCTCAATCTGATACACCCGGTCAAACCAGTTGTTCACCATTTCTAAGACTTGAAACATAGCTGAGGGTGGATTGGGCACCTGGAGGAACTCGATGCGTGCATTCGGCTTTGTGGGCCTTAAAATCAAACCAGGTTTATTATTGATCATTGATTTTGTGATCCCGCACCCTTTTTCAACTATCATGGGCGGGAACATCACCCTTTCAGACCATGTCATCAGCCGCGAGACCATTCCGTCAATTCGCTTGTTCAGTTCTGCCACCTGCTCAGCTGCTGAAAATCCCCAGATTGAGGTAGAGTCATCGTATGAGTTCACATAGCTGAATGGGTACTTCCCCCACGCGTAGCATGTCCTGGAAACATCTATCGGTATCTCAAGGTTTAAATTTGGATTAGGGGCGTCCTCCAGGACCAAGTCACCGCGATTAGTAACAGTCACAACACGGATTCCGTCTGGAGATCTTTCGTCTTTGAACCAGCATTCAATCACCAGCCCTTCATTCCCTGTTGCCGATTTGCTTGTAATCTGGGATGTATTTTTGTGCAGACCGTGGACTATGCCGGACTCTCTCTCCATCATTGTCTCGTTCGGGCGTGTTTCCTCTCGGTCTTCTCTGCCCAAAATAGTTCTGACATCGTCCCCGTCTACGTCATCAGGGTTCTGACCGTATACCTCGGCAATCCTGTCAACTGACATAGCATATGCATGGATAATATACGGCAACTGCTGCTCATCCAGAACATATCCCGGAGCTGGGAAAAAGGAATACGGGTCAACCAGGATAGTTGTGGGCCGCTTATTTGTGTTATCCCATGAATGTTTCTCGACCGTGATCCCATAAATCTCGTTGTTCTGGCAGCTTGTTGCCAATTTTGACTGTTGCTCTGTTTCATTCCAATATTTTCTCAGCTTTGTTGACAGCAACTGATCAGCATTGTCTTGCATCCCGTCCATGTCTACAACCTCTACAACGGGATTTTTGGCAGTGATATTGGCAACTGTTCTTTGGACATTAGCAAAAAACAGATTGATTGACACTAAGGACGGGTTTGTTCTTCCTTTTTGCCCCCAGTGATTGCCCCTGAACAGCCGGTAATTACTCACCCATCTGTCCATTAGGCCCAGACGCTCTTTCTCTGCAAAAGCATCCTCAAACAAATCCCACACCCACGGGCCCAGGTTTTCGTTATCCCCTGGGGGCGGAGGAGCTTCTAAAGAAAAATCTTCGACAGTCTTCTGCATTATTTTCCCACCGTCAGCTTACCACTCGGCGCAAGGGCAGCGCCACAATCCGGACATTCTAACGAACCATATCCTGCGCTGGGGTCAGGAGGAGGCGGGGACCAGCCCCAGCTCAGGTACGGCTCGATCAAGCGGAGCATTCCGGGGTGAGCGGCTTTATTGTTAGAAAACTTCCCTGTAGTTACATGAAATTGCCCACCACAATTCGGGCAATAGACCTTTCTCCCTGCTATTTTTGTCCCCTTGGCTGTCATTTTGTCTCCTCTCCACCTGCGAGTCTCTCTGCAAACTGCTGGACAAACAAATCATTTGCGTCCTGCACAGGTTTTGGGATATGTGCTCTGCTGGTTGGTATCTCTCTGTCGACCATTTCGGTTTCCCCGTCTAACACGTTGAATCCGTCTCCTTCTGCAGGAGGTGATCTGAACAAAGGTTCTTGATCCCGTTTTGTGCGAAAAACAAGAAACCCGCCCAGGGCAACACCTGAAAGAGTACACAACCACGCAAGCACGAATGCTGTAATCATATCAATCATGTTGCCGTCGCTAATGCTACTGAACCAACATTTTCGATAACCGTCCCGTTCCCGGCTGAATCAATCCATACAGCGATACACTCATCTCCCGCATTCAGCGTCACCTTGTCGTTCGTCCCGTCAAAAGTGCCTGCTGTGGCCGTCACTGTATGCGCGGCTGTCCCTGTAGCGCTTGTATCTTTTATCACAAGCAACCCGGGGTGGTTTGACAGATCAGCAATAGTCGCTGCTATGGCCGCACTGGCATGATTAAGCTCAATAGCATTGACCCCGGGAGTCACTGTCCCTGTAGCTGTCAGCTCTTGAGTATTTGATCTGATCGCATCTGCATACGCTTTGATACTCTGCTGTGTTGCTAACGAGTTGGCATCATCAGATGTCATTGTGTCTTCGTCGCGCACCGGATATGTTGCCCGGGCTCCTACTGTTACCGCTCTTTCCATTTCATATCTCCAAATTTATGGGTTTCCCGTGGTCTATGTCTTGTTCCCACGGACGTTCTATTTTGATCGAATGCACTAACCCGCCCAGTGCGCCCACTGTCGGGAAAGCGGCCACCCTGCCCCGGTCGATCTCATCCGGTTGCACAGCCTGCAATCTTCCAGTAAGCAGGGAGAATCCACTAAGATCAAGCTGTTTCCGCTCCAGAGCATCCCTGAGTTGCCACATGTAGAGCGGAAAAGCATGTCGCTCAGTCCATTCCGCTGGCTCCCGGATATAGAATCCCATTTCGGGCCCCAGCTTGCTTTCAAGTTCAATGCTGACAGCGGCCACAACAGCGGCGTATCTCTCCGGATCAGCTATCCAGTAGGGCAATATGCCTGGGTGGACACCAAACCGGTATTTCCTTCTGAGCGTAACCGCTGTCTCAAGAAGGTCATATACAGAATGCCTCTCCTCATATTCCATGACCCGGATCACTTCATGATTTACCGCTGCGATGATCACACATCCGGGTGTAAGCGCAGACTGGAAACCAAGCGCTCCGATATAAACCGCATAATCTGTGCCGTCCCTGGTATCCCGTAGCTGGGTTGGTTTCAGCTCCTGTGCCACCCCTGTTACTTCTGCCCAATCATGTCGAGCTTGACGGGTTTCTGAATCGTGTGAGTCAAAGATCACTTCAATCATAATACACCTCCGAAAAAACCCATGTATTCTATTTCAAGGGCATATCTAAGGCTGTCGATGTAATGATTGTCTTTGTCCTCCGGGATCGGCAACGAGTTCCCATCCTTGTCTTTTTTCCACTGCCATGTGTTCAACTCATTTATAAGCCCCTGCAGTCTTTCGTCCACGATAATTTCATGCTTCTGCAACCATTTGATCGAGTACAGGAGGGAGTCTGGGCCTTTCTTGACCGGCCTGGCATCAAGACTATGATCCTTTAGCTCCTGGATGCTTTTGGGTTCTGCCGAATCACAAAAGATGGCCTCCCCGCCCACGTCCGGCTGGAGACGCTCCGCAATTTGCGGGTTTGTCATGTGTGTCCCGTGCCATCCCTTGAACACATAGATTTTTTTCCCGGGGCCGTCGTAGTGAGATTTTGTGTAAGCGTTCGGGTCTGCGCTGTATCCAAAATCCAGACCGTTGCGTATGTTTGTGAACTGGCTATGGTCTGAAAGGTCGGCTGTCCGCCAGTTTGTGATAATCGCATCCCCCAGAACACCCCAGTTGCCGAGCGTATATACATTGAACCAATATGGATCGACCTCCTCAGTCAGCAGCCGACAATCTTGCTCAGTGAGAAACTTGTTGTCTTGATATGTTGTCTTTAATATGCGGATGCGATCTGTTTCGTGGTATGTCTGCTTATCCGCCCAGGGGATAGGTTGGAAGTAGTGAGTGTATATCCAATGAGTTTTAAAAATCGGGTTGAAGCTCATGACAATGCGCTTCGGGATCTGCCGCCCACGGTATACAGCCAGGCCTCTCAAGCGCTTCTGCAGTTGCTTGATATCTTCGTATGTGCCCTCTGTCGCCTCCTCATACCATATGTCTGTCAACACTCCCAGCTTGGGCGTGATAGACTTGACTTTCTCAGGGTCGTCCATACCTGTAAATAATATCTGATATCCATTGACACATGTAATATGTCCCTGAGACGGCACGATATTGAAAAGCTCCTCAACACATAAAGCCGTAATAGCTTTGGTGATCTCGTTTGCAAGGGACTTCGTGACCGTGTTTGCAACTCGTCTCACACACAAATAATTGTGCCCCCC